TTTCATTTTCAATCCAAAACTTGAATCATGATCAGCTGCCATTAGAGGGGCAGACATTAAGGCAAACATTGTTGCTAATACGATTAATACTTTTTTCATACTTATTTCCTATTATTGTGTAGGTGTGATATAGCAACCATTGCTAACACCATTAATGACAGACCTCCAAACCCTAAAAAAACCATCTCACCAAGTGCGAGTAGTGTAGAGTCCACGGATCCTAATACTATGAGAAATCCTGTTAATCCCATTATATAATATAACACTTCAATTATTTTCTTCATTATTATTATTCCTTTGTTTTACGAATTTATTTATATAAAACAACAATTGTGGTTATTATACAACCTTACTTATAAAATATATGATTGTCTATATGCCATACTTTAGATAACTTGTATGACCATCTAGGTCTTATATTAGCTGCATGATACCACATAGAACCTTTTGATATACCATTCAAACCAACACCCCATATCCCTGACGTATATTCCGCAACTACAGACTGTATCTTTTTATAAGTTACTTTATCTTTAGGTGCTGAATACCTACCAGACCAAAATGAGAATTGTCTGTGTTGTTTAATTACATCACATATATGATTAGGATATTTTGATGATATCTTTCTATTATTAATAACATCCATTACCATCAATTGCCCCATTTTGGATTCACCTCTTGCTTCACCGTATACAGCTAAACTCATACAATCTACTTCGGATTGTGTGTAATTAGCGGCTATTGTAGTTGTAGTAGGTAATACGAATAATGCTAATATGAAAAGATTATTCAAAACTAAATTCTCCTAATTCTTTATGATATATACACTATTATACACACACTTTGCTATAATGTCAAGAACTTTCTTCAGTTACTTTTTTCAATTCAGCACGATTTATTAAACGTTTAATAACATCATCAGAATCCATCCATATATCTCTATTATCCAGAATCTGTTGTATCTCATCTTCTTCTAAGAAGTCTACATACACATCTCTTAATAATTGCTCAGACCATTGTCGTTCATGTATGATATTGTCATACATTTCACCACCTTTACCTATAACACCACCTGAATAGTTGTGAAACATAAACATAGAATTATCTGATATATCTATGTTATCTGAAGCTAACATAATCATTGTAGCTGCTGACATACACGCCCCTTCAACTTCAATCATTATAGTACCTTGGCATTGCCTAATGACATTACGGAATTGAATAGAGGTGAATAAATCCCCACCTACTGAATTAATATATAATCGCACTACATCATGTAATCCTATATTACGGATAATATCAAACCATTCAGTATACTGATCAGGGGATTCTATATCACCTACTAGATAAAACTCATATATAGTTGATAATGGTTTACCTACTATGGTTTTTTTATCTTGGTTGTCCTGTTGCTTTATATCCATTCTCTAATGCTTCCTTAATTAATGTAGGGTCTGATTCTCGTTTCATAATCGCAGTTAATACTTGATTATCTTCTAAGGTTGATTGTGCTGTATATGTTGTAGATTCACCGTTAGAAGTATTTGTACAGGATGTATGCCATTGTTTACGATAAGTTCCTTCTTTATAACCATTCTCTTGTCTAAAGATATTAAGTATCAACTTACCCATATACATATGATACATCTTATTAAATGTCATACCAGCTGCTAATGTGAGTTCTGACAACTCGTACATAGTTGATAATAAATTGGGGGTCATCTGGGAACAAGAATGAACAAAATATAACGTTCTTTGTTGTACTTTCTCTGTATCCCATTCAGATGTACTCTTATCAAGACCTGAATGATCCTCAACCATCTGAGCGAAATATTCTAGTTTATCCTCACTCATATTAGAGGGTAATGTAGCAGGATCTAAGATAACTAATGAAAAGAAGAAAAACCAAAGATCAATAATCTCCATTCTTGATTGCTCAATATCTACAGTACCATGTTTCCACCATTTGTAATCAGTATGTTCTAATAGTTCACCCGACTCAACAATCATTGCTCTGATAAAGTCTGGTCTAGACCTATCGTTTTCCCATGTAGGGTTAATGATAGTGTTTAGTTTTCTCTGTTGTTTTAATAAGTTAAGTACTTTCTGTTTCATTATATAATCCTATAGTTTCAATTAGTTTAGATGTCCAGTTATCACGTTGTTCAATAAAGATTTGTGGTTCTTCATTATCTACTGCTATTAGTGTTACTAGTTGTTCTACAGGAATACCAGTACGCTCTTCAAACATAATAGCATATGCAGCTTCTTGTATAAAATAACCTTCACACCATTCTTTCTTCTTGAGTTTTGCTGATGTCTTGAAATCAATAATAGATACTTTACCGTCCCATTCAGCAATACAATCTACTCTACCTGCTAAACCTAAATGAGTTGAATAGAGTGCTCCTTCTTGACATAATACGTTATCAATGTATCTATCGATAACAGATCTAATTGATATAAAGTTATCATGTATATTAGGTAAGAACCCATCAGAGTATTCTTTATCATTATCAATATACTTCTCAATGATTTCATGTACAGCTGTTCCTCTAGTGGATGCTTTATATGAAATCCTATTTGCTTTATCGTTACCTACTCTCTTTCTCCATTTTTCAATAGAGTCCTTCGATAAGATCGAAAGTACTGATGTTACAGATGGAAACATTTCATGATTTGGTGTTTCATATAACCTAGTACCATCTTTGTATGTTACATTAAGGTCATCATAACCTAGTTGTATATCCAAATGCTTAAAATTCTTATATCTTTTCATAATATCAATATCCTAAATGTTCTTTAGAACAGATATAATCTCTAACAATATCTGATCTAACAATATCTGCCCAAGTAAATTCAATAATCCTAAACCCCTTTAAGGTTTCTAATATATCTATAAAGTTTCTAACTCCTTGTCTTTCTGTTTTCTTATGTAGATCTGATTGATAATAATCACCACACATAATGAATCTACAATTCTTACCTATGCGTGTTATAACAGAATCGAGTTCATGGAAGTTACAGTTCTGTGATTCATCTATAACTAAAATAGCATTATTGAAAGTTTGCCCACGAACAAAAGAAGTTGAAAGAAACTCTATCTTCCCTATATGTAAAAGTATATTCCATGCATCATGTATATCTTTAAACATTTCAGTGCATAGACTTTTATATGGTAGTGCATAGACTTCTTTCTTTTCTTCTTCTGTTCCGGGCAAAAATCCAATATCCCTTGTACTTACAATTGACCTAACTATAATGACCTTATCATATCGTGTAGACTTATCAAGAACTTCTGATAATGCTAAATGTAGAGCAAGGTATGTTTTCCCTGTACCAGCAGATCCGGATAATATTAAGTTATCATTAGACTTCCATTTTTGTATAGCTTCCGTTTGTTTATCAGATAATGCATCAAGTGTTGTTAAATCATCATATCTAATCTTTAAGCTAGTAGCCAATCCTTATTTCCTTATTTTGTTGTTATAGTATTACCTCGTTGTGAGGCTCCTGCATTGATTTTCGATAATACTTCTTTAAATCCATCATCAGTACGTGATATAACATCACCAGTTTCATATACTATTTTAGGTGCTCCAATCACCTGCTTAACAAATCCCTGTACTTTACAATCAGGACAAGGATCATCTATCGGTTTATTTCTCTGCGAAATTGTACTAAACTTTTCAAAAGTTACATTACAATTAGAGCAGCTGTATTCATATGTTGGCATTAATTAATCATACTCCATTTGTTCTATTTGATCGGTTAAATAATCGTACTTACATTTTACACGGTATGCTAATTTAGAGTTTCCTTCTTTCTCTAATCTAAAGACTTGATGTTTAATATCTTTGTGATACTTCTTAATTCGTTGAAGTTGATGCATACTTATAATTGCCATTTGATACCTTTAAGATTGTTATAGGAATCATAATATAATACTATTCGGTGATAAGTCCTCCCCATACTGAGTTACAAAGTTTAACAGTTAATCCTTTATACTTACCCTTTAATGCTTTATCTTTCATTATAATAACTAATTCAGCGTCTTTAGGGTGTATAGACTCTAATAAATCAATAAGCATTCGTTCTTTCTTAACAATAGCTAGACTTTTACCTGCACCATCATCAACAAGGTATTTAAATGTTGATGTTTTATTAAATAATGATTCTGTTACGGCATTAACAGAACGAGGGGAATATGGTATATCCCCTTTAGGTATCCAATTAAATGTTAAAGTAGGATCAAACGAACCCTTTAATATATCCCTAATACCTAAACAATCATTAGCTTTAAGTAATGCTGCTTTGGCTTTAGCTGTTTTTGTTTTTCCTACAGCCTCAAGTAGTTCAAACATATGCTTATAATTTTCACTCATTCTATATCCTCTTTAAAAATCTTGTATACAATCCATTAACATTTTACATCTATTCTTAATTAGATAGTTTAATATCTTTGATCTAGATGCAATCTTTGTGCTATCATATTTACTTATAATACTTTCCTTTATCTCTTCTGGTACATACGAAAGATCAATTAACCTTCTATTACGATAATAGTTACGTTGTATCTCTGCAGGCATTTCTGTAAAATGATCTAACCAGGCTGCAATCTTTTTCTTAGTCATTGGTTTTTGTCTAATACCATCAACTAAGAAGTTATCACCTGATAAGATATTAGGTACTCCATCAGATGTGTCACCCTTACATATATGCTCAAATAGATAATCGGGTGAAGAACCTGTAATAAACTTCTTTGTCATAGGAGAATATTGTTGGATATTAGTAGTACCTTCTTGAAGTTGAATAAAATCTTTATCTGCTGATACAATCATTACCTTATCATGTTTACCAAACTCTTGAGTTTCAGCACATAAGACTCCAATAATATCATCCGCTTCAGCTTTATCAACTTTAATAACTTTGTACGGGAAGTTCTCTTTAATCTCATCAGTCACCTTATTAATAATTTCATACAACTTATCCCAATCCATTGTATCCTTATCCCTACTCTTCTTACGATTAGCTTTATATTGAGGGAAGTAGTCCTTTCTCCATGATCCACCTTCAAGTGCTATAACTACCTCTGGTCCATAATTATCCTTGAACTTTACATTATACATACGAATTGTATTAAGAATCATATGTCTGATTAAATCCTCTTGCAGATCTAATCGTTGTGTTATTACATTACCTACTGCTATACCATTATAATCTATAATTATCATTATTTACTCTCACATTTAATACATGATCTTTCTATTATCTTTCTTGCTTTAGTAGCGCACTTCCATCCATGTACATTAGCCCATCTACCTGGATCTAAATCTTTATAATGTTCAAAGAAATGTCTAATCTGGTTTAATGTTCTTTGTGGAACATCTTCAATATCATTCCAATCTTCATATAATCTATCAACAGGAACTGCTAATATCTTATTATCAGTACCTTCTTCATCTTCCATTTCTAACACACCTAATACTTTACATCTTGCAATACAGCCAGATAATAAAGGATAAGGTGATAGTACTAATACATCTACAGGATCACCATCTTCTGCTAAAGTTGATGGTATAAACCCATAGTTACATGGATAATGCATTGCTGTATCTAGAAACCTATCTAGATACAATTCACCTGTCATATCATCTACTTCATACTTTACTGGATTAGACTCCATAGGAATCTCAATAGTTACATTTATCATTATATATCCTATATTATACTACAATTCGTTATTAATGTCAAGTGATTCTTTTAGTTTTTTTAAATGAGCTGCACGAACCTTTACCATTATCCAATCATTATAATATTCATCCTTTAGTAATACATCATGTTCAAACTGTAACTTAGCTTCAAAGTAAGCACATTCAGACTTGCTCTTACATAGTCTTAATATAGTTCTTGTGAATCTACTCTTATCTTTGTTTACCTCTAATAAAAGCTTTTCAGATGACCCATAATACTTTTGCCAATCAGATTCTCCCAAATACTTTTTCTTTTTACCTTTAACTTGTCGGGTTTTACGTGCCCAGAAGAACTTTTTACCAATGTACTTTTTACCACTTTCTGAATCCTGTATCTGATATACGAACCCGTACATTGTCTTGCTAGTACAGCCTTCCGGTAAGTTGTAAATCTTGTCTTCATATATCCATTCCCCACTCTCTTCCTTAATCCCATCTTTAACGGTATTATTCTTCTTCCCAATCTTTGGTGTAAATTCTTTGTCATTAATAATCTCCTTCATTGTCATCATCTAATCCATTATTTATTATATCTACTTTACCTGAGCAGAATGGGCAATATGATGGTAACACATTGTTCTCTTCATACACTTCAGAATACAGCACACCAAACTCTATATTACAATCAGGGCAATGCATATCAAATTCAGACTCAGGATCGTTATGAAGCATATACCTCTCCCCAAGCCCCTTTAAGTCCGCCTACTTCATATTCCGTAACACGATTCTCAAAGAAGTTAGTATGGTCAGGGGCATTTAATACCCAATCTAACCATGGTAATGGATTATCTTTTACTTCAAAGTTAGGCTTTAATCCAAGCTGTAATAGTCTACGATCAGCAATATGTCTAATATATAACTTAACATCTTCTTTTTGTAGACCTGCCATAGCAACACTAAAATCATTAGAAATATCACCATTATAAGCTAAGTCAATGAACCGATCTTCTAGTTCTACTACTTGTCTTAACATAGTATAAATCTCACGTTTGAAATCATCAGTTACTACTCTTGGGTGTTCTTCACAAAACCCTCTAAAGATTTGAGTCATACCATCAACGTGCATTGTTTCATCTCTTATAGACCATTCTACTACTTTACACATCCCTTTCATCTTACCGAATCTTTGAAAGTTTAGTAGCATTACAAATGATGCAAAGAGTGATATACCTTCAGAGAATACAGACTTAGCAACAGCAAGTGCAAGATTGGAATAATTAGAGTTGTCATTATCTCTCATGAATTCAACTTTATCAGCCATTTCTTTATACTCTAAGAATGCATGAAACTCAGATTCAGGTAATCCTAATGTATCATTCAATAGGGCATATGCTCTTTGATGTACACCTTCTCTTGATGCGAATGATCCTAACATATTACGAATCTCATTGTTCTTTAACTTAGGAATAAAGAAATCGTAATAGTTTTGACCTACAGCTACATCTGATTGTGTAAATAGTCTAAGTACCTGGATAATATAACTCTTTTCTTCTTGTGTTAATTTATCAGGGGATTTCCAATCAGACACATCATCAGATAAATCAATCTCATCTTCAATCCAATGTGCTTGCTCATGTCTTTTAGTTAACTCTACTGCCCATGGATATCTAAATGGTTTATAAGATTCTGATGGAGTTGTCATTGTGACAGCCTTTTCAAAAAGAAACATTTCTTTATTGGCCATTAAGGTATCATAATTACCTAGATGCTTTCCGTCAACAACAATCTGAGGAACACTTCGAGCTCTCATATTAATCAAATCATCCATATATGAGGGATCTTTTCCAATATCCTTTACTTCATATCTTACATTATGCCTATCAAACCACGCTTTGGTCAT